ATGTCTTCGCCGTCCGTGACGCGCAACACTTCGGCGTTCGGAAGCAGAAAGTTCATCCCGTCCAGGATGTTTTCTATCGTGGCATCGCCGTTGTTCTTGATGATCTTGGCCTTGATGACCAGGCGGTAAAGATCGTCTGATAGCTGCCCGTCCTGATCGATCGTCAGCGCGCTGAACATGGCGTCGTCGTCGCCGAACTCGGAGCCGTCGGTAAGATCGAACATCCCGGGATTCATTGGGATTGAGCCAACAAAGCTGCGCGGCACAACGACAATGCGACCGATCACGTTGAGCTGTTCTTCGACTGCGTTGTCGATGTCGTAGCTCTTGCGAACTGCTTCGGCGGCGGCCTCAAGGCTACCGCCAAGCTTTCTCGCTATCTCATACCAGGCGACCGCCTTCGGCTTGTTTCGGTACTGTGCGTAGATCCGGTCTGGAATATTCATCACGTGACCACCACGGTGATATTGGCCTCGGTCCAGCGCGACATTTCGTTGAAGGCAATCGCAACGTTTGCCGATGCGCCGTTGATCTCAAGCAGAGACACATAGCTGTTGCCGTAGGAACCGATCACCTTGTTGATGGGCGTGAACATCGTGCTGTAGGGCACGCTCTCGCCAATGTCGAAGCCGCTGATCTTGAACCCCACGTCAGCCGGGATCAGGTCGCCAGCGGCGAACTCCATCACCGCCTCCTTAATGAGCTGGTCAACGTCAGGAGGCAGCGTTCCGTCGTCGGTGATGTCTATGACGACATTCATATCGATGTAGATCGGGCGGCTGGCCCGGATGATTTTTTTGTTGGCTGGGTACTTCGGTGACGTGACCTCAACCTCAAAGGGGGTGCCGGCCTGGTAGAGCGCGGCGCCCGGGTTCTTCTTTAGGTAAATCGCCATTGCGACATCTTCATCGGTGCCGCCATCGATGATGGGTGCGATGGAGTGAGCTGGTAGTCCGTGGGGGTTGTCGGCAGATACCGAGCCGCTACCCGTGTCGTTCTCGTAGACCTTCACCCGACGCACGCCAGGCACTGCGTACAGCTCGCCGTACAGCGAATCGATCTGGTTGTTTCCTGGGCGCCCTACTGCGGTAGCGCGCGTGACTCGAAGCTGTTCGTTGCTCTGCGCGTCGGTTCCTGGTGTGGCCGGGTCCGGGTTGGTGACAGAGGCAAGGCCGGCCACCACGTCAACGATGCGCGTGATCGTGTTCGCGTCAGCCTGGGTTGGCCCTGCGACGGTGCAGGTGGCGTTCACGCTGACCGTGCCAGATCCGTCTGCCGTGACGGTTTGATCAGTTGCCCAACGACTTCCTGTAACGACGGATTCGAACAGGTTATCCTTAAAAATCACGGTGCCAGGGGTCGCCGTGAGGGTCAGTTCGACATTTGACGCTGACCCGCTTGACCGCTTGGTCCCAGTGAGCGAACAGATGATGTCCAGGTCCGGCCCCTTGGCCTTGTTCGGGTCTTTCGAGTTGTAGGCGCGCTGCAGTGTTTCGTCCAGGGCGTAGAAAATCTCGGAGTCGTGCGCCATCTTCAGGCCGTCAGGCGTGGATGGGTCAAGGTTCCACAGTGGATCAATCTCCACGTAGAACTGGCGCTCCTGGGCGAACCACTCATTTTGAGTCTGCAGCACGTACCCGGTCGAAGTCAGGCTAGCCATTCAGTGTTACCTCGTCCGTGCCGAACTCAGTGAGTATTCCAGCGGTCACGCTGTAGCGGCGGGTGGTGATGTCGAAATCGGCGTTAAAGCTGGTGAGCCGGATGACTCCAGGGGTGTTGGCTATTCGTGCGCGCAGGGCGGCCTCGGCGGCCGACAGGCTGGTGAACTTACCCAGGATCTGCTCATACCACGGCGTGCCGTCGGTGATGTCGCGGAAGTATTCACCCAGGAACAGGCGCAGCCGAGTCAGGACCGTTTGCGCGATCTCTTCCTTTCCTGTGATGAACTGCTGGCCACGGGTCACGATGTCGCCGTTTTCGTCCAATCTACGAACGGTCATGTCACTGGCGCTCCGCTATTGCCCGATCCGGGCGTTACACCGCTGTGGATATGCAGGTTCAGGTTGACGCCGGCGGCGGTGATGATGTTTCCATCAGGCGTGATGGTCAGGCCATTGATCAGAAACGACCCGTCAGCCAGGAGCTGGAACATGCCGGCCCCGTTCTGCATGAGGGTTGTGCCGTCGGCCAGGACGTCGAACTTGGCGAGCCCGTTATCCATCGTGATGCTGTTGTCGTTCTTCAGCCAAACGAACTGGGTGCCAGCCCGGTTGCGCATGCGCACGCCGTTGTTCTGGAAAGATGGCAGCACGTTCGGCTGTGAGCGGAACCCCGGCAGGAACATGGCGTCCTGCATGTTGTGGAAGCGTCCGATTGGATTGGCAGCTACCCCGCCGCTCTGTATCCAGCCATCTATGCAGCGCTGGGAGAACAGAATGTCGCCCTCGCATTCCGGGTCGATCTGGTACTCGACACAGAAATCACCGCCAGGGAAGTAGACCGGGACCTCGATGATTGGCCGGACCTTGAATTCAGCCCCGTTGATATCAACCCGGGCAACCCCTGGCTGCACCTGGGCAAGCTGTGTGAACGGGTTGAACGTCAGCACATGCCCTGGAATCGAGGTGCAAACCCCTTTCATGACCTCGCGGAAAGCGTCACGGATCAGCCTCGCCTGCTTTGCGCGGCCTTCTGATTCAATCATTTAGCCACCCCAGGCCTTTTAGTTGGCAATAAAAAACCCGCCGAAGCGGGTTGTTTAACGAATTATTCCTTTGCCTACTTAATGTCGCCGAAGCCGTTAGTGATAATGCCTTTTTCGTTGTATTGGCTATTTACCAATTTGCGGATTTTTGAATCAATCTGCCTCAACGTGGACATCATTCCCTTTGTAGGCCCGTTGCTCAGCGACTTGCACCCGCTTCTTGCCAGCGAAAGATCATGCTCTCTGATATCGGAAATCATTGAGTTGTATAGACCCATATTATTTGACTTTAGGGCCAAGGATACAGATCCGCCGCCGTAGGTAGGATCATTTGCAACGTTAACCACCCCTCCTCCAGCTCGCAGCGCGACGTCAACGTAGTTGTACATTTGTCGACCATCGCAAACGCCAGCCGAGTCAGCGGCACGTATCTCGCCCACCATCGGCAGAGAGCACAACAACAGAACGGGAATAAGGCTCTTCTTTGGCATTTCTGTTTCCCTAAAATTCGGCAGCAGATAGCCAACAGAATACTCTTTCGGAGTAAATTCAGCGAACGAACTGCTGCCCACGCATAAAGGAAGAGTTGACCGAAGCAACCGCCTCGCCGCGGGTGATAAAGCCGTTCTGGTTGACGTCCAGGCCGGAGTTGGCCGCGTACTCGCGCTGATACGGACCGGAATCCCGCTCCCACATCACGTATGAGTCAGGACGCCCAACGGCAACAGGCCACAGGACGGCTAGGTAGGCATCACCCAGGTTGCGGATGCGGCCCGAGTACGGCTGATAGTAGGACTCCACAAAGTCGAGCTGACGAACCGCTGTCATGCGGGCGAGCTGCGCGGTGGATGTTCCCAGGCCTCTTGCTGTCGACTCGATGAACTGGATCAAACCGGTTGCCGTGCTTCCCGGGTTGCGGGCCGCAGGGCTGAACGTGTAACCGGTCTCGAAGCCCATCACGGCCATGAGCCAGTTAGGATCCATCGACAGCCGGCCGGCAATATCCCGCACCTTGACGCGGAACGCCTGGTCAACCCTGGCGCCCCAGATCAGCTTCCCGTTTTGAGGGGTTGCAGTTTCGGTTGCCGCTGGAGTTGTTCCGGCCCGCAAGCCGTCGATCTCGGTCCGCCACAGGTCGCTGTGCGAATCGCCGGAATGCTTCATGGCGAAGATGTTGTACTCGCCATTGGCCGTGGCGTCACCGCTCAGCTCCGAAACGAACAGGTTGCCGGTGTTGAAGGTGGCGAACTCGCTTTCGACGTTGATCTTGCCGTTGATGCGCAACGCTGGGTTGAGCTGCACGGCCACGAATACGCCAAGACCGTCGGGCCCGCGAGAAACCTCGGGGATACCGATCATCCCGCTGAACTGGTCAACCTGAACCGGGATGGTCGAGCGCGGCATGTTTGGCTTGGTGATGACAATCCGACCACGGTCCTGCATCCAGTCGAACTTGTAGGCGTAGGACAGATCCGTGAATGCCGCAGGGATGTCGCCATCAACCACAAGGCCCGTAGAAAGCGGTTTTGCATCGGCGAACTGCGCATTGTCGATGTCGATCGGCAGCGGCCACGCGCGAGCCAGGGCGCGGAGGACCTCCTCAATCCTGGTTCCGACACCGAATGAAAGCTGGGCGGATGCCCGGTCAGTCGCTGGCTGCCCGGACCGGCAGACCAGGCGGCTTATGATCTCTGGCTGACCCGGTTCGCGCTCACGCAGGGAATTCGTAACGTAGCCAGTGAACACCGCGTCCACGTTGTCGTCATAGCCGGCGCGAAAAACAATACTTGACCCTTGGGCGACTCGCGACCCCTTGTTCATGTTGTAAAGCCGGATATCTGCAAAGGAAATCGCATCGCCGGGCGATATGTCGATATTAAATTGGACCCTGAACTGGCGGCGCCCCGACTGCGAACTGATATAGGGCTGGCCATTGATATCAACCGACCAAACGCGCTCTCTCATGTTTCCACCAGTGGGGGTATCCAGACGAGGAAGTTCTCGACGCCGAGATTGTCCAGGGTAACGTCGTTGCCTGTGAACACCATCTGCCCAATACCGGTCCGGTAGCTTTGGATGATGTCGCTACCTGGCTCAAGCATTGCCCCGGAGACGATCCGGCTCCCGTCGCGCAGGAGATTCATGGACCAGGCCGGATCATCGAGGTACGAAACGTAGTCGACCTCGAACGCGATCAGGTTGTCACCGAGCTGCACGGAAAACCGCTGGTGAGCGTTTGCTGCGCCGGGGAGTAGCGGAATCACGTACATCAGACCACCCCGTCAATGATGTTGTTGACTGCGTTCGATACAGCCTCGTTCGCCTCCTTGGCGATTGCCTGACCTTTGGCGATTGCCCGGGAAAGCGCGCTCTTGGATGGGTCTCCATCCCGAAGCTGCGGGAGCGAGCACTCCGTATCCCTGGCGATCCGGTCGAGACTGATGACTTCCTGAAGCTCAGCTATGAACTCAAGACCGCCCTCGTTGCGCGGCTCCTTTGTCCTGGCAAGACGAGTGATCGCCATATTCTTAAGCAGGATGTCACCGGCATCGATGTCGAACGGGTCGTAGGACGTCATGAGCCACAGAAGGAACCCGAGCGTTGTGCTGGCCCTGGTTTCGTCACTGCCGGCCAGGAAGCCAGCCGACAGGCCGGCTACCGTGGACACGATAGGGTTATCCGTCAGGTTGGAGAGCGCCCCGCCCAGGAAGTCAGTCAACTGAACCTTGACCGGGTTGTTACTGATCGCCCCGGTCATCACCCACTTGTATGGGTTCAGGATGCGGTGGTCCGAGATCCGAACCCCCGACTCGATCGGAACAGAGGTGATCGTCATCGTGGCCTCGAACGTATCCTCCAGCACCGCGTCGAACGAGTAGCCGGCAATGGTCGGCGCCTGGCGCGTGAAGATATTGATAATGCTCAAGGCTATCGCTCCGTTGTGGTCTTCAGGTCGCCCAGGGTTTCGTAGTTCTGCCGCTCGTTGACCTGAATGATCTTGCTTTCAAGGGCCTGCCCGTCGAGTTGCATGTTCACGTTGAGGTGGCTCTCAACCTTGACCGGTGTGCGGCCCAGCGCTCCAGCTATAGCTTCAGCATCTGCTTGGCGCTGCTCATCCCGATTCGGCTCGGGAGGGGGCATGCTGTCAGCGGCTGACCTGTCCCTGTGATTGAGGTACTCAATGTCCTCCTGGGAGCGAATGACCTGGCCGGTGTACGTCTCGCCTTGCTGCGAGACTGGCGGCGGAGAGGTCTCCGTTGGGCTTTCCGAGACAATCTGAGGAGCGCTTCCAGTGTCGCTCAACCCGCCGGAAATCAGTTCCAGTGGCCCTTTGATCCGGTCAAGGCCGGTCACGCTTTTGAGCAACTCGTCAAAGCTGCGAGAGGCTGCGCCGTACCCAGGCACATTCTCGTCGAGCGTCCTGTTGAGCAAGTTCGCACCGATGGCGCTACCGGTTACCGCAACACCTGCCGTTCCAGCCTTGCTTACTGCGCCGCCGACGGTGCTGAGGCCCAGTTTTGCCGCTGCTGCCCCAGCAACAGCCGCAGTAGCCGATCCGCCAAGCACTGCGGTAGCCCCCGCATTGTCGGCGGCGTACCCAATGGCCCCGCCGATCTCGTCGCGGTATTCCTTGAGGAAGTTGTTGAGCGCGCTCCCGGCACCGATCAGGCTGGGCAGGAACTCTTCAGCCAGTTCGTTTTTGATGCCCTCGATGATCAGGCCGAACTCTGAAGCGTTCTCGGCCAGCTTGCGGCTCTCGTCGGTGAGCTGATCCACGCTGCCGGTGAGTGCGCCGGCTTTCTTCATCGTGGCGTCAAGCTGCTCGACACCGCCGGCCAAGGACCGGAAAACGGCATCCGACAGCCCGAGAGAGTCTTGAACAACAGATCGCTGCCCTTCATCCAGGTTCGGGATCATGGCAGACAGCGCGCGCATGAACTCTTCGCCGGTCTGCGTCTCGTAGAGCGAACTCACATCCAGGCCGGCCATGGCCAGGTCATTGATCGGCCCGGCATCACCCTTGAGACGCAGGTTGTTCTGGATCTCTTCGAATCGCCGCAGCGTGTCGATGGCGTCAGCAGCATCACCGCCCATCAGCTTGATGGCGTTGCCGTAGTTGTACACGGCCGCCTGGGAGGTGCGCAGGTTCTGCGTGGACATCGCCAGCTTATCTACGCGGCCAGCCACGCCAACAATTGAGCTGGCGGCAGTGCCAAAGGCTCCAATCAGGGCCGCCGAGATACCGAGGGCGCCGGATTTGATGCCATTGAGACTGGCGTTGATCTTCTTGTCGCCCGCTTCCAGGGCTTTGGTGTCATAGCCGATGCCGATCAGGAACGACTTCAGGACTTTGCTAGCCATTCTTCGCAGCCTCGTATTGATCCCACAGTTCATCCATGGCTTGGTTGAAGCGCTCGACGTCCGCTATGGAGAGGGATCCATCGACCAGTTGCGCCCAGGTGCAGAGTGGCGGGCAAACGCCCACGATCCCGACACAGGGGCGCATCAGAAACCAATTCACTGAGCTGCGTTTTACACGACCGGCTGCCTTGGGCTTCTTTCGCCGCCGGGCAGCCAGTCGAAAAAATCGGAGAGATTCCAGCGCAGCAACTCAGCCAGGAGCTGGTTGTATTGCACCATCCGCCCACCGAAGTCAGCGACAGTGACCGGGCGATCCGTGCCGTTGACCACTACCTTGGCCATGATCATCTGCGCCACTTGAGACTTAACGTCCTGGCGCATCGACATGAACATCATGGAGAGGACCTTTTCATCTACCTCCAGGCTTGCCTGCGCCGCCGTGGCGAATCGCTCCAGCACGGCGGCAGACAGCAGGGACATGAGACGGTCTTGATCGACGGCGCTGGCCATGGCGGCGTTGTACTGCACGCCGCCGATGGTGAATGCTTTTACGCTCATCTATCAGCCCCTTGTCGCTTCCCAGATGTTGAACTGCATCGTGAACTGGTCGTCCGTGATGGTCGAACCGGCGCGCCCGCGCTGGCCGTCGTTCACGATCACGCCTTCCGAGCCCAGTGCCGTTTCCAGCGTACCGATCTGGGTGTAGGTCAGCGTGACGTTGGCGTTCGAGTTGAGCAGGCCCTGGACATAAGCCGCGTCCGCCGAACCTGGGTTCAGGAAGATATTCACCTCCCGGCCCGGGTTGATGCGATCGAGGCGGATTGCGTTACCGCCCTGGCCGCGACGGAGCTGGCTCTTGGCATCGATTGGGGCGTCCGTGTATGGGGTTGCAGTGTCGCCCCAGTCTTGGATCTGCCGGCCGTTGATGGTGACGACGCACAGGTCTGTCGAAAAATTACTCAGGCTCATGGGTCACCTATTAATAAACGTCGAGGTCGACATCGACAATGTGGATGGCGCCGGCACGGAACAGGCGAATACGCAGCGGGGCAGACTTGCGGGCGTTGCGATCAGCTTCCGACAAGTCAAGGATGTCTTCCGGCTGGGTCAGGATCTCGAAGCCAGCGGTGTACTTCTCGAGACCGTCGTCCGGGTCGATGTAATTGCGCGGGCCCAGGTAGCCGTTGTTGACGAACTGCTGCATGGTCGCCCGAGCAGCGCCGATCAACACAGCCTGGCCGACCGGGGTCTGGGCAAGCTTTGTGGTCTGGTTGGCCACTGCGTTGTAGAGCGATGTGGTCAGGAAGTTCACGCACGCATCGAGATTCACAACATCGTCGATGAACTCGCCGTAGGTGCTGTGAGTGAAAGTGTTCAACCAGCGGCCGGAGTCAACCGAGCCCTGGTTGTCCACGACGGTGTAGAACACAGCCTTTTTCGCGGCGCTCTGCATCGCGGTATAGGCCGTTCCGTCCAGCGACTCAGCGGGTACGCCCGGCGACTTCTTGAACTCGCCGGTAATGGTCGAGCGATCCGCGCTGTAGTTCACCGCGGCGAAGTGCTTGGCCAGGGCCGAACCTGAGTAGGCGTCAGTCGCGTGCGCGGCGGTGTAAACGTGGCGGAAGCCTGCCGTGGTCAACTGAGTGGCGATGTCATCGGTGTCAGAAGGATCGCGAATCTCAGTAGCCGATGCGCCCGTCTGGTTGTCGATAAACATGCTGGTGTTGTCTTCACACCATTGCGCAATCGCCAGAACATCAGCCTTGACGGCCAGAATCGGCGCCGTCCACATGGTCCAGTACCACCAGAGCATGTTACGGGCTTTGTTCAGGGTGGCGGCTCGAGTCAGGTCCGCATCGGCAGTGCTCCACACCTTCAGCTCGCGAGTAGCCGGAGTGCCGCCAAGCCAGCGCTGGGCCGCCTTGTAGGTTTCAGTGGTGTCCGCAAAGTCTTCCGACAGCGCCACCAGGGAGAAGTAGGTCCGATACGTGTCCACGGCAAAGCCGACGGGCAGTTCGTCTTCAGGGGCGAACAGCATGGCGCTGGCAAAGTTCGCATTGCCCAGGCCTGCCGGGCTGATCCGGGCATTAATCCGGATGATGTTGGTAGCTGGATAGCTCACTGTGCTAGCTCCAATGGGTTATGAGGGGTCGACTTCGACGGTGAAGGTCTGGAGGACCTGAGCTTTTTCGTTCTCGAGCGCTACTTCCACGCTCAAGATGTTGTT